GTATTGCAACTTGTCCGTTAAAAGGAATTTGTGGTAGTACAGTAGATAGTTTTTGTCTTTTACCAAAAAAGTCAAGTAATCCCATTATATATGAATTTTAACAAAGTTAGACAATTTATCCTAAAATCAAACTATCTGAATATTTGGCAAGATACCTCTATTTATTTTATTGTAAATATGGTTATATGATAAATTTGTTGTTTTAGCATATTCACTAATAGAATTATAAATAATACCTGAAATTAAATCCTTTACCTTTTTATTGTTTGTTTTTACTTGATATCCATTTTTATAAGAATGTAAAGCATTTTCAGACGTAGTTACCCATTCCAAATTGTCAACGCAATTGTTTAATTTATTGCCGTCTTTATGATTTACTACCTTTTTATTTAACGGATTATCAATAAATGCTTGTGCAACTAACCTATGAACAAGTACTTTTTTACAATCAATATCAACAAAAGCATATCTATATTTTTGTTGTTTCAATATCCTTTCTGGGTATTTCTTAGTACCACCCTTGTAAAATGGCACAACTTTACCAAGTGATTTAACGTTACCCATATTAGATATTAGATAACTTTCGTGTCCGATTATTGGCTTATATATTTCATTCATAAGCAAATATACTAAATATATCTAAAAAACCGAAACTGAGAATTGAATCTTGGTTAAATGCGTAAATACGGCATACCTACAAGCATCCATCAAGTCATCATTTGCCTTTACAGGTTCTTCAATTACGTTATCGTTTTTATCCTTTTTCCATTTGTAAGACATAAACTCCCTTCTTAGGTTTTTGCTATTGTAGTGCAAGTTTATTGGATAAGATTTCATTTTAACTATTCCTGCCCATACATCCTTTTGTGCTGGTTTAATATTAAAGCCTTGTCGGTAAAGTTCCTCAATAGATTTAGGCTCGGCAGCATCCGCATAGATTGTAGCTCGTTCTGGTAGTTTCTCTTTAATCAATCTTGATAGGTCGCTTAAAGTTAATCCGCTTTGATAAACTATTTCCTCAAAGTAGTTTTGTCCTTCATAGTGCGTAACCTTAACTAAAGCAGCTGGATGGACATAACCAAAGTCCAATCCATAGAATACATCCCCATTTGGTGCTTCATCATATTGTTTCCATTGAGTGTATATAATTTCTTTTGCAGAGCCTCGTTCGCCTAATCCGTAAACTTTCCACATAAAGTCATCTGGTAAGTCCTTATATTGCTCAATGTTTCTTATTTGGCTTTCGCTTAGGTTTGAGATATTGTTTAGGTAGGTAGAATGGATGCGCTTGTTCTTTGGGTTATCGGCTACTTCATAAACCCAAGAAATAAAGTCGGCTGGATTCCAGTCTAAAAAAGATTGTCCAGTAGTACGAATTAAAAGCTGGTCAAACAAAGCCTTGCTAATTAGGTTTGCCTCGTTTACGAATAGTATATCCCTTGCTGGTCCTTTTGCTTTGTCTGGGTCTTCTAATCCAAATAACTCAATATAAGAGCCGTTCTTAAACGTATAAATAAAATCCGTGTATCTGAAATCCTTTTCATCCCAGATGTTCCAATGTTCAAGTATGTTTTTGAAATCCCTATAAACTCCACGCTTTATGTGTGGTAAGGAATGAGATACACACGAAATTCTTGTATTAGGCTTGGTTAAAGCTATGTGGATTAGTAACTGAACAACTGAATAGCTTTTACTTGATCTTGACCCACCCTCGTTACAAATTATTGGATAACCTTCTTCATATGCCTTTTTATTAGCATAGAATACAGGTGTAGCCTTAATCTTTAATTGGTTGACAATCTGCATCTGGTTCTATTGTGATTTGCACATTACCCTTTATGTCAGCGGTTATGTCGGTTGTTTGTTTAGGTTTACCTTCTAATCTATCAACTACTGCCTCGTATGCTCTTTGGTCGCCTTTCAATGCTTTGCTAATCATTTGCATATCCATCAATTCAAGTACAGTAAAATCTTCATCTTCGCCTGTAATTGGATTCCTTCTTTTTTGTACTAATTCAAGCAACCTAAGTAAACGAGTCTTTGAGTTTTGAACTCCTTTAGGTCTACCATTTGGGTTACCAGATTGACCTTTTTCAAAGTGTTTTAAGTTATCTATTCCTGCCATTGTATTTCCATTGTTTTACAAAGATATGCCACAATTAGGGCAAACCTTACCTTTTTTGGTATTGTCTATTGATTTTGGTTCTTCATTACTTGGAACGAGAAAGTCAACATTAACTCCCCATTCTTCTAAATCAGCTATTCCCCAATCATTGTTTGCTAACATATCCATATCCCACATTCCATAGTGAGTATTGTCTATAACCAGTAACTTTTGCTTTTCTCTTTCGGTTAAGTTAGGCATTTTGATAACAGGTATTTCTTGGATGCCTAATTCTAAACAAGCACGATACCTTTGATTACCTCCTAAGATTACGTTATTTTCATCTATGATTAACGGCTTTGCTTCTAATAGCTTTTGATCTTCTTGAATAGATTTAAACAACTTTGCAAAGTCATCAGCATCAATCTTTCTTGGATTGTTGGGGTTAGGTTTGATTTCGTTGATGTTCATTTATCGGTTTTTTGTTGGTGTTCGTATTGAAATAATACTATCTACTTTTTTCTCTAAATTGTCATAGCCTACCCATTTGCCACATTTAGTACATTCAAACTGAGTTTCTTTTATCTTACCAAACCAAACATAGCCTTCGGTAACTGAACCGCATTTACAGGTATATAGCTTTTTTCCGTATGTATCTTTCATTATCTGCCTTGTTTATTGTAAGGTTTAACTGCCTTGTCCTTTGGACCAGATGTCTTTTTGTACTTGCCACACTTTCTTTTTCCAAATGATACTTTGTTATTGCTGCTTACTTTCGCCATAATTATTTATTAAATCTGCCATAAAATCAAATCTTTGTTCTTGTGTTTCGCCAAATACATAATGCGTAGTACCATCAATTTCAAAAACATAGCAAGGATAACCTGCTATTTCTTGCTCTTTGCACGTTTCAAATATGTTACTTGTATCTGTCAATTAATTCGTTTAATTCAGTTCTTGTCCATTTCTTAAGCCTATTGTTAACCGCCTCAAACTCTAATTCTTTAACGGCTTTTTCACCTATTCGTTCTACAAGTCCTATTCGGTACATTGCTTGGTTGCCGTGCTTAAACATATTGCATCCAGCACATTGTAAATGGATATTCCATTCGTTAAACCTTAAAGCCGAATAACCTTTAACTGTAAAGTAGTGTCCAGCTTGATTACCATTGTAGCTTCCGCAACTAATACAAGGCAATCCTTCATCTCTTTTCCTTATGTAAGCATTTACTACCTTTTGGGTCTTTTCTAACAACTTTGGCAAAGGTATCAATGGCATAAAGCAAAATTAGGGTTACTTTTTCAATCTAACAACACATAATCTTTCGTTATGCTTGTATCGTTTTTTATTAATTGGGTTCATATAGGTCATTATGGTCTTGTAGTCAGTACCTAAAAACCTAATCGCCTTTGCTATTGATCTAAACCATATTTCTTCTTTTGTATCTAAATAAATTAATTTAACCTCAATGTTATTGTCTATTCCTGTCATCTCAATAATCGTTTTATTTCAAAGTATAAATGTGCCGTTAAATAAATGCAACAAGCTAAAGGAACACTGATAATCGTAAACTTTAGCAATTCGTAAATAAATGTTAATTGTTTCATAAGTTTAAAAAACCACCCCAAGTTCCCTAATTACTATCTTGGTTAAAAATATTTAATTCTTGAGGTGGCTATAATTGGTTTTGTAAAAATAAGTACAAAGTATATCTTTTGCACTCGTTTTTGATAAATATTTCATTATTTAATTTCTCTAAGTCTTTAGGTGTTTTAGCAGTTACCTTGTAATGTGCTATTATCTTTTTCTTTATTTGATCTGCTTTCTCTGGACTTAGATTCTCCTTGTTTAGTTCCTTTCGTTTCCATAGTACATCAAAAGCCATCGTATTTAGTAACTCCCAGCCTCTTTTAGCCGACTTATTCCAGTTTTCGTACAATGCTTCTATAATTTCATCATCTTGGATTTTAGGTATCTCTACTGGTTGCGGTTCTACATAGGTCTTTTGTCTTACTTGCAAAGCTATCGGCTTATAAGCTGCCATCACATCACCAAAAAATTTAGGGGTAAACATAATTGCTTTATCAACTGATAATTTACCCATTGCGTAAAGTTCAAAAGCCACTCCTAATTCCTTTAGTTTAAAGTTGCCATAATTCTTAATTACAAATTCGCATAAAAACTGAAACAACTCTATTGTAGGTGTTTGACATCCGCTTAAAGCAATACAGGTCTTTAAATGCTCTTTTACCTCAATAGGTGAGCATCTGCTAACACTCATTGTATCTAAAGCAACCACAACCTTTAATTCATCTGGTTCAAGTTTGTTATAGACTTCTAAGTGCATTAGCCTCTCGTTCTGCGTAAGAGAGTTTATGGATTGGGGTAATACTTCGGTTAATAATTTCATCGTTCCAAGATTTGTTGTTTAAAAAGGTTTCTGGGTTTTTGCGGAATTGTTTGTCTGGTACTGATTGCTTGTAAAGGTCAATATAATTCATTGCATTTTGCCTTTCTATATCGGTTAATTTATTCCACTTCTTTTTTAACTTTTGCTTATCCCCAACCTTTTTATCATAATCATTCCAAAACCATTCAAAATCTATATTTATATTTTCATTTATAGTTATAGTTCTATTTTCAGTTTCAGTTTCAGTTTCCATATGCTTAGCATATGCTTCGCTAGTGCTTTCTTTTTTAGGGGATTTAGCGTTATTTCGCCTACTTTCACTAAATTTTTGCCTTCTAATGGTTTCATTAAACATTCTTTCGTTGTAGTATAAACCATCTTCAACTTTAAATTTATCCCAAATCTCATTGTCATATGCTTTACATATGCTTAGCATATCCTTTTCACTTAATTTGCCTTTTTGATGTTGTAAGCACAAAAGTCTAATGTATTTACCGACTTGTTCATTATCCATTGTAAAAGTGCCACTAAGAAAATCGCTTGTGTAAAATAACACCGCTGGGTCTTTAGCCATAAAAATAAAAAAGGCTCTCGGCATCCACCCTAGTAGGATTAGGGTTTCAGCTTTGAGCCAATAAGTTTTAGTTAGGATATCCTACATCCTTTGTACAAAAATACTACTTATTTACCATTAATTCAAACTTTTGAATAGCCTTAAATATTTCTAAAGCTACTTGTGGAACTATTGCGTTTCCGTATGCCATTAAAGATTCTTTTCTGTATTTTGAAAGGCTGATATTGTCCAATTCGGTGGGAATCCCATCATCTTCTCCACAAATAGCGGATTCAATTGTGAATGTGTTCCATACATTTGATTGATCACACTTGGTAAATCCGAATTCCCTTCCCAATTTTCTGTTTGCCATCTTGGTTGAAAATCCGATTTGGTTGGAGTAGGCAACAAACCAAACTCTATCCCTTCGGTGTGGTGCGTTTTTGGCACAAGCTGGAAGTATAAACGCTTGTACTTCGTACCCTTTAGCTTCCAAGTCAACTTGCACCTCGTTGAAGACCAATCCCCCATTCCAATTAGTAAGTCCGAGAACGTTTTCGCCCAAAACCCAACGTGGTTGAACTTCTTGAATTGTTCTAAGCATTTCTGGCCAGAGATGGCGCTCATCTTCATTACCAAGTCTTTTTCCTGCACTTGAGTATGGTTGACAAGGGAATCCTCCTGTGAGAATGTCAACTTGTCCTCTGTGAATAGAGAAGTCTGTTTTAGTAATGTCATTGTAACTAATTGAATTTGGGAAATGATGTTTTAATACTTGTTGACCAAATGGATTCCATTCGCAATGAAATAGATTTTCCCATCCCATCCATTCCGCTGCTAAGTCAAATCCACCGATTCCACTAAATAATGATGCGTGTATCATATTGAATATTGAGCAATTTGCTTCTTATTTTTCAGCTTAACAATGGTAGTTTTAATATTCATCCCATCATTTCTAAGATCAGCTATTCGTGCTGCTAATCTAAAGCATCCGAACTTGTTTAAAGCATCAATAGGGGTTAACTTTCTACCTTTATTTAGGTAGTTTGCAATTTGTTGGTTTTGGCTCATAGTTGTAGGTTTTAAATTTGCGCTTTACGTTATCGCCCAACGAGGGGTTGTTTTAGAATGGTAAATCATCTTCTGATTCCTGTTGGTTTACGGCAAATTCCTTTTTACCTGTTGGTGCGTTATAAGAAACTTGCTTACCTCTACCGCAGTAGTTTTTCTTAGCTTTTTCTGCTCTTTCCTCCATTGTTTGGTTGTTCCATACTGTGTGCGTATTTCCTTTGTCATCTGGTTGCTTTAAAAAGTCGGTAGCTACGTTTGCGTAGTGTTTGCCGTTTTTAGCTTCCTTCCAGTTGATTTCTTCTTTGCAAATGTTTAATACAATCATTGTTTTTAGTTTTCGTGTTTATTAATTTGATCTTGTTCTAATGCTATTTCGTTTTGTCTATCTTGTTCTAATTCTTCCTCATCTTCTTCTTCTTCTTCCCAGTCGCAATGTTCTAAACAATCTGGACAAATTCCAATTTCATCAAAGGTGGTATATGCTCCGCAGCAAGTTGAATAAGGCATAGTTAATCGTTTAAATAGTTTTCAAATACTTCAAATTTATCAGCTAACATTTGATAAGGAACATAATCCCTTTTAGGTTGATCTAATAACTCTGGGAAGTGTTTTTGTTTATGTAGTTTAAGTTTATACTTAGCTAAATTTAATTGATGAATCATTTCACTTGCGTTTTGAGGATAGCTTGTTTCAACTTTGTAATTCCAAAACTTAACTGCTTCTCTTAAATCCCATAATCTTTGTAATGGTGTCATAAAGTTTGTTTTTTCTTGGTAAATAATTTAGTTACTTCTTTGTCGGCTAATTCTTGATTCAATGTGTAAAGTTCAGCCAATTCGTTTGTGCTTATGCATAAGTCAATAGCTAACTCCAAGTCATCAAGATTATCGTGCGTTTTAATATAGGCTGGTTTTTCATCACTTTGCGCCATTTCATCACCAGTATAAAGTCCGCTTAAATCTTGTGGAAATGCACGGCGGAGGCAAACCGCTTCGCACACCTTCTGTATCATCACAATCGGCATACGATTCCATAATCCCATTGGTTTACCTTCTTTATCCCTTTGCACATATTCATCAAAATATACTACTGATGTTGCAGCTTCATAACGAATATCGCCTCTAAACTTAAAGACTGTTATTTTGCAAGATTCAACTTCCCCATTTTCCTTAAAGGTTAAAGTTGGTTCGCTTTGTCCACCATAGTTTCCGCTACGTTCAGCGATTACTCGGAATCCATCAATGCTTGTTTGAATGGTCATTTTTTTAGACCATCCGTTTTGCGTTTTAACGTTCCTGTGGATGCAATAAATTTGTCTTGATAACGCATCAAGTCCTGTTCTTTGTGCTTGATAAAGAAATAGCTTTAGTTCATCAACTGTTGCTTCTGGAGCAATCTGCGATTTTACTAACTCTACTTGATCTTTCGTGTACGAAAGTTGTGGCTTTTTAGCCAGTTGTTGTTCGTTCATATTGGTTGGTTTTAGAGTTTAAAATTAACTACTTTGGTGTTAATAACCAAATTAAATAAGCACATTTAAGTTGAAAACATCCTTTTTTATGGTATCATCAAACTTGTTTGACAATTGACCCCTAATCTTTTGGATTGAGTGTAAAACTGTTGTCCTATCCCTGTTAAAGATTTGTGCTATTTCCTCGCCATTTAATTCGGTTTTTTCCTTAGTTAAGTACATTGTCATTTGCCTTGCTAAAGTAACCTCCTCGCCTCTATATTTGGACATCATTTGTCCATATTTAATTTGATAGTAATTACATACTTTTTCGGCTATTTCCACCGCATACTCTTTTTGTTGTTCTTTGTCCATTCTTGTTGTTTTTATGTTTAAATGTTGATCTAATAGGTCTTTTAGCCTGTTTATTTCTTTTTTTAGTTCTTTGTTCTTATCTCGCAAAACCTCTATTTCAAGTTCTGCCATATATGATTTATGTACTTCTTTCATTAGAAATGTAAAAGGTTTATTGGTAACATAAAGTCCTCTGTTAAGGTATAAAGGTCCAGAATCAAGTAATGGTAGCTTTTAAGAATTCTGCGCTGGATGTCATTCATCCTTGCAATCTTGATTAGTAAATCTTCCTCGCTAATCATTGTCCTTGTGTCATCTAATCCTCGCCTCCATTCTGCAAGATCAGCCTCAAATAGATTTTGCCTTCCCTGTGCTTGTTTTAGCAGTTCCAGTAGGATTGTTGCTCTTTTGTGCAACTTTAGTTGTTTCTCTTGATAGATTAGTTTGCTCATATTGTTTTAGGATTTTATAAACCAACTTACTTAATGTTATGCCTTTGTTGTCAGCTTCGGTTTGTAGGTTAGTCTTGATTTGATTCGTTACTAATGTTGTTATTAGGGTTTTCATAAATTGCTTTTATGCCTTCGGCTAATTCCTTACAGGCGGTTACTGTTTCTTTTACATAGCCACTTGGCATTGTCTTTAATTTAGTTTCTAATGTGTAAATAAATGTTTCAATTGCGTTCATAAATTAGTTTTTATAGGTTTTGTTATAATAGTCCATACCACCTTCAAATTCAAAAGATTCATCTCTTTTGCCGTTCCATACGTTTATTTCCCCATTATCAAAAGCATTTCTTAGATCAGCTTTTTCCATTGGCAAATACTTTTCTTCAATAGTTTTAGCTAATTGTTCTGGAAGGAATGTAAAGGTGTGAGCAGTTTTAATGTACTCTAATAGTAATTGCATTGGTGTTTTCATATGTTAGTCATTTGTTATATAAGTCATAAAATAGTATTTACATCCATCACAATCTGGACTTGGATAAGCCTTTGCGTTATTATAGGCATCTTCAATTTGATTTCTTTCTTTAATTAAATTCCCTTCTGCTCGTTCTATTATTACTTCAATAACAGTTTTAGCTTGTGAGGATATATCTAATTTTAAATTAGACTTTAATTCATCAATAAGATGTTGCATTGCAGTTTTCATAGTTAAATGTTTTGAAGGATTGCGGTAATTAAAAATGCAACGCATACAATAATAAATGCGTAAATCGGTTTAATGCTTTCAGCTTTGTAGCGTTCGTTTGCTTTCTCCTGTGGAGTTTTTAGTCTGTTCATATTGGTTTTTTTGGTTTAGGATTCAAAGATAGGGTAAAACCTTATAACTTTATCAAACAAGTCAATTATTTTAAATAAATGTGATGAACGGCAAATAAAAAGGATAAATGGCATAAAAAACCCCCAAATAAGACTAAATGGGGGTTAAACCTAAGTTCTCCAATATGAAAGTCAAAGATATATAAAAAACCCCACCTTTTTAGGGGTGAGGAACTATGAACGAACAACTATTTAGAACCATCTTGCAATGGTGTATCGTTAGAATTATCAACCATTCGGTATCCTTGTTGCCAAAGAACCTTACATAAAGTTACACTTTTCTCAATAATTGCATCTTCGTCATCCATTGGATTGAGTATGTGCAAGCACTCGTGCAACAGGATTTCAAGCTGCTTCTTGCCTTTTAGCCGTGAGTCAATATAAACTACACCATCACTTTCAGCAATGCCGTGAGCCTGTTCCCTACCTAATTTGCGATATATGATTTTAATCTTCATCTTTCATTAAAGCTAAATCTGGTCTATCTATTTCTTTAAATATAAGTTTCTCACCACCTCTTATTTTGCCTAAGGTTAACTTAATCTCTTGCTCTAAGTTGTGCAGTTCAATTAGTTTAGCAACCAGCCATTGCTCTTGTTGTATTGGTGTCAATTTTGCAAAGTTTTTTGGGTATCTCATATTAGAAAATTTTGTTTTTATAGATTCTTTTATTTTGCACCGAATAGTAACCTTCAACATCTTTTTCTAATATCGCAAATCCTTGTGAGTAATTATCAACGTGCTTACAATATTCCACGTTAGGATGCATCAAATGTCCGGTAGTCCAGCAAGTAAAGACTTCTTCATCAAACTGATTTTTGGTTGTGTAAGATTGTACTTGATGA